GCCTGATCGCGCTGGACATGGCGCGGGTCCGCAGGTCCATAACCTGCTCGCGGGTGAGGCGCTCGGTGCTGGTCCGATACACTTCCATCAGCAGGGCGTGAGCCTCTGCGATGTGGGCGGGGGTGAGGGTCATGATCAGTATTCCTCGCAAGCGTCTTCGGCCATGATGGCGAGCGCCTTGTCGGTGATGGCGTCGATGTCGGCTTGGGTCATGCGACGTTCGATGTAGGGGGCCGGGTGCCCCCGGTGGTTGCAGACGGTCCAGGACACCTCGGGGCCGTAGCCCTCCTCGTACCAAGTCGTCGGGTAGCCCGGATCGTAGTAATCGATCTCGATGACGGCGCACACATGATGTCCGTGGCGCGGCTCGATGAATTCGTATTCGAAAGTCGGGTACATCATCTGCTCCTGTGCTGCTCGCTGGTCAGGGGATCTGGCTGCGAGGTGTTGCTAGTGTGCCGGCGTCGTGATACCTTGTCAAGCACTTTTTTCAGGGGGTCAACATGACGACGGACGAGGCGGTCAGGCACTACGGGAGCCGCAAGGCATTGGCGGATGCGCTAGGTATCTGGCCGCAGGGGGTGTATCTATGGGGCGAGCGCCCGCCGATGTCTCGCCAGTACGAGATCGAGGTACGGACCGGCGGGGCGCTGCGTGCGGACAGGGGCGAAGATCGTGGCACAGATGTCGCTGCTTGATGCAGCCCTGACGTATGCGTCATGGGGCTGGCCGGTCCTGCCGCTGGTGCCTGGGGGCAAGGTGCCTGCCACCGCGCACGGGGTCAACGATGCAACGACCGATCCGGGCACGATCCGGCAATGGTGGGCGCAGCAGCCGCAGGCCAACGTCGGGATCGCAGCCGGTCGGGCCAGCGGGCTGGTGGTGGCGGACATCGATCCGCGCAACGGTGGCGATACATCATGGGCACGCTGGCTCTCGGAGCATGGTGCCGGCCCTGATGGTCCCATTGCCCTGACCGCAGGCGGGGGCGAGCATCATCTGTATCTGTACACGCCCGAGTTGCGCTCCTGCAAGCTGGCCGACGGAGTGGACCTGCTCAGCGACGGCCGCTATTTCGTGGCCTCGCCCAGCGTCGTCGGTGGGCGCGAGTACGTCTGGGAGGCGTCCAGTGATCCCCTGGAAGGCGTGGCGCCGCCACCCGTGCCATCGGCATGGTTAGCGGCCTACCTTGCCCGTGAGCGTCGATCCCCGACGACGACCGGCGAGTTGCTGCGTGGCAATCGCAACGCGGGCCTGACTGCGCTTGCGGGGGCCATGCGCCGGCACGGCATGGGTGAGTCCGAGATCCTGGCCGCGCTTCGCGTGGCCAACGAGACCCGGTGCGATATCCCGTTGCCCTCAAGCGAGGTCGCCCGTATCGCCGCGTCCGTGGCACGGTATGAGCCCGCGTCCGATCTCGCAGCATCGGCAGCACTAGGCGATGAGGCGGCAGAGACTCTGCTCGCCCCCGATCCCGACTGGCTCATCCCGGCCGATACTTTCTCTGAGGCCCCCGCCCCCATCTCATGGCTCATCAAGGGGTGGCTACAGGACTCGGCCCTGATGATGGTGCATGGGCCATCCGGCGGCGGCAAAACTTTCGTCGTCTTGGATATGTGCCTGCGCCTGGCGGCCGGCATGGGCGAGTGGATGGGCAAAAAGGTGCGCCCCGCCGACGTTGTTTATCTGGCCGGCGAGGGTCATCACGGCCTGCGAGGGCGCATCGCAGGCTGGAAGTATCATCATAAACAGAAATCTCTGGCCATGTGGCTAAGCCGCGCCGGGGTGGACCTGAACACCCCCGAGGGCTACGCAAAAGCCTTGCAGCAGATACGCAAACTGCCCCGAAAGCCGCGCCTCATCATCGTGGACACCCTGCATCGGTTCCTGGCCGGCGACGAGAACAGCGCCCAGGACGCCAAGACCATGCTCGATGCCTGCGCCGGCCTGATGCGTGAGTTTGAGTGCTCGGTCCTGCTCGTCCACCATACCGGCGTGTCCGAGGAGGCCCAGCACCGCGCCAGGGGGTCGAGTGCGTGGCGAGGGGCGCTCGATATCGAGATCAGCGTCGTCCCTGCCAAAGATGGCCAGCCCATCCAGATCGTGCAACGCAAGAGCAAAGACGCGGAGCTAGCGCAGCCCATCTACGCCAGCCTGCAACAGGTGGCCATCCCTGGATGGGTGGATGAGGACGGGGAACCGGTAACTAGCGCGGTAATTACCGCTGTTACCGCCCCTGTTACCGCCCCCAGCAAGGCCGGTAACAAGCTCGACCAGCACCGCAGGATGTTCGAGCGGGCCTGGTGGGATAGCGGGGCGGAACTGCGCGACGGCGCCCCCTACGTCAGTCGCTCGGCCATGCTGGACTACCTGACGGCCAAGATGGGGCTCAGCGAGGCCAGTGCGCGCATCTATTGCAAGCCCGCAGCAGCAGGGAAACCTATCGCGGCACTGCTCGATTCTCGTATGATTGAGGCTATGGATCACGGTTGGATCGTGGTCGATGGTGCTCAGGTAGCATCGATGGTGCTGCAAAAGAGCGGCCGGTAACAGGGTAACGGAACGGAATTTTCGGTAATTTTGTTACCGGGGCAAGGGCGTGAAACCGGTAACGTAACGGAACTACTACCTTAGGTAGTTCCGTTCTGTTACCGTTACCAGCGGCAATTCCGTTGTTTGTTTGCAACGTTTTAGTGAGTGAGGACTAACATGGATGGGAGTGCAACACGAACGGACACGATGAGCGAAATTGTGTTTGAGGGCGATAAACCAACACAAAAAATCGCCGAGGTTCGTCGTGGGCCTGGTCGGCCGAGGTTTGTGCCGACTGATGCCGAGAGGCAGAGGGTTGAAGAGCTCGCAGGGTGCGGCGTGCCGGAGCATATGATCGCCAGCCTGATCCGAGACGGGATCCATGTTGATACGCTGCGGGCTAACCTGGGGCAGGAATTGGTGCGAGGGCGGGCAAAGGCGGCCGAGGGGGTCGGGCGGACCCTGTACTCGCGTGCGATGGCTGGCGACGTAGGGGCGATGGTCTGGTACACAAAGACGCAAATGCGATGGAGCCCAGCCCCCCAGGAAATCCGCATTCAGAACGACACCCGCGTGAGCATCGTCGGGGCGCTCGAGGCTGCGCAGGCCAGGGTGATCGAGGGGGAGGCCGTGGAGCGCGTCCAGAGGGCTCTAGAAGCCCCGGATGGGGGCGAGTACCAACCGGACGATGGCGACGCGCTGTAGGGGCTAAAAAGGGGCCGCTTGGGCCCCTTTGGGTTAGAGATCGGCCATCCAGATGATGGCCGCGACGATGAGGGCGCCTAGCAGGTAGATCAGAATGGCGCCTCCTCATGCGTGCGAGGGGGCTTTGGGGGGCGATTGCCCCTCGCTACCTTTGCCCCCTTTTGCCCCTCGGGGGGCTTAGGGGCAGGGGAGGGGGCTCGGGGGAATGGGGGAAATGGCCAGAGGGGGATCAAAGGGGCCGCCAGACGAAAAGGTCGAGCCACGCGACGACGAACCCGGCGACAACTACAAGCGGCAGAAATACTTTCTCAAGCATGGTTAGGCTCCGGTAGTCCAGCGGTAGTCGGTGCGGATGGTGCGCGATTCGCCGGCGACCTGCCTGCCGTCGTCATCCCAAACGCGGTAACCGCCACAGCCATTGGGTAGGCTCTCGCGGACGGCGCGACGGCCGATGAGCTTTGCCCCGAATTTAGTGGGCGAGCGGCCGACAACGCCCAGGTCGGTGCTGTTGTCGCCGGCAGTGATGGTGTAGCTCATAGTCAGGTCTCCATTGCCGCCCCGAAGGGCGGCGGGTGGGTTAGCGGGCGTCGAATCCAGCGAGGAAAGCGTGCATACGGTTGGCAAGGTCGCGGGCGGGAATGTGCCCGCAGCCGAACACGTCACGCACGCCGCCGCCTTCGTTGCTCATTTGGTGCAAGCTGTAGCCACCATATGCGATGCTCAGGTGATAGCAACCGGGCTGCGCCTTGTGCGAGCCGTCGGGCTGCTTGGCGTAAGGCTCAGCGGGCGAGTTGGTGGCGCGGTTGATGCGGCCGATCACGGCTTCAAGGTGGGCAAGGGTGATGCGTTGCATGGTTGTCTCCTGTCTCGCCCGATCGGCCAATCCGTTTGGGCATGGACACATGATAGCCGCCCCGAAGGGCGGCGGGTGGGTTAGCGGGGAAGGCGTTTCCAGGTTTCGCGGCACACAACCGTGGCCACTTCGATAAGCTGATCACGAGCGTCGTTCCAACCGTAGACCGAGACGTTCGATTGGCGGTTGGCGACCCGCGTCGCGCTATTGCGTTGGCGCCACGCCTCGCGGTTGGCCTGCCGCAACTCGTCCGGCGACAATGCGCCAATTCGGGCGATTAGCGCGTCGCCGCCGACGAACACGCCGAGACCGCGCACGCTGAATTGCAGGGGGCCGAAGGTGTACTTGCGAACCTGAGTGTCGTTTTTGGGTCTCATGCCATTTTCCATGTTCGCCCGGTCGGCCAATCCGTTCGGGCATGATGAATAGTAACACGTTCGCGCACCGTGTCAAGCACTTTCGCACGCAGCATGCGCCCCGTCATCCAGGCGCACGCGACCAGGCGCACGCGCACGCACGCACGCGCGCGCCCAGGCCCGCGCGCCCAGGCGCACGCGCGCACGCGCACGCACGCGCCCAGCCGCTCGACGCCGACGCCCCCCGGGTAGGGCCGAGCGATCGGGTGTGCTTGAACGGTGGACCCGCCCGAAATTTTTTTTATTTCCCGCGCCCTCCATTACAATGTGACACAGGAGGTGACAAATGCAACAGATGAAGTACACGCCTGCGGAAGAGCAGGAATTGATGGCCAGGCTTTGGGCGCCGTTGTTGAGGGATGACCCGGAGGCGTTTGTGATGTTTGCGTTTCCGTGGGGTGAGGAGGGCAAGCCTTTGGCGCGTCACAAGGGGCCGAGGGTGTGGCAGAGGAAGGTGTTGAGGCAGATGGCTGAGCACATCAAGGCGAACCGGACGCGGGAGGCTTTTGAGGTGTTTCGGATGTCTGTGGCCTCAGGCAGGGGGATTGGCAAGTCGGCGTTGGTGAGTTGGTTGGTGTTGTGGATGTTGAGTACGAGGATTGGCGCGAGTGTGATTGTGAGCGCCAACTCGGAGGCGCAGTTGCGGTCGATAACGTGGTCGGAGATCACGAAGTGGCTGGCCATGTTGATCAACAGCCATTGGTTTGAGGTGAGTGCGACGAGGGTGATGCCTGCGAAGTGGCTGACGGATCTGGTGGAGGAGGATCTGAAGAAGGGGACGCGGTATTGGGGTGCGGAGGGGAGGTTGTGGTCAGAGGAGAACCCGGATGCGTATGCGGGTTTGCACAATGATGATGGTGTGATGTTGGTGTTTGATGAGGCGTCGGGGATTCCGGATGCGATCTGGGATGTGGCGCAGGGGTTCTTTACGGAGAACACGCCGCACAGGTTCTGGTGTGCGTTTAGCAACCCGAGGAGGAATTCGGGGTATTTCTTTGAGTGCTTTCATGGGAAGCGGGATTTCTGGCGCACGTTCAACATAGATGCGCGGCAGGTAGAGGGGACGGACAAGGCGGTGTATGAGCAGATCATTGCCGAGTATGGGGAGGACAGTTTTCAGGCGCGGGTGGAGGTGTATGGGGAGTTTCCGAGTGCTGGGGATGATCAGTTCATCGCGCCGAGTCTGGTGGATGCGGCGATGGCCAGGGTGCAGTACAAGGATGAGGAGGCTGGGGTGGTGTTGGGGGTGGACCCGGCGCGGGGAGGGATGGACAGTACGGTGATTGTGGTGAGGAAGGGCCGGGATTTGGTGGAGGTGAGGCGGTTCAGGGGGGATGACACGATGACCACGGTGGGTCATGTGATTGATGCGATTGAGGAGTTCCGGCCGGCGTTGACGGTGATTGATGAGGGTGGGTTGGGCTATGGGGTGCTGGACAGATTGGTGGAGCAGCGGTATAAGGTGCGAGGGGTGAACTTTGGCTGGAAGTCGCGCTCTCCTGCGATGTGGGGCAACAAGCGAGCGGAGATGTGGGGGGCGATGCGGGAGTGGCTGCGCTCGGCCAGTGTTCCGAAGGATCGGCAGTTGAAAGTGGATCTGACGGGGCCGAGGGTGAAGCCGGATTCGAGTGGGACGATCTTTCTTGAGAGCAAGAAGGACATGAAGGCGCGAGGGTTGGCCAGTCCGGATGCGGCCGATGCGTTGGCTGTGACGTTTGCGTACCCGGTGGCCACGAGGCAGGCGCGTGACCCTGTCCGTCGCCTGACCATGCCGCAACGGGGTGGTGTCTCAACGTCCTGGATGGGGTCGTGATGGCCACAAAGCCCGGCCTGTACGCCAACATCCACGCCAAGCGCGAGCGCATCAAGGCTGGAAGTGGTGAGAAAATGCGAAAGCCTGGTGCTGCGGGTGCGCCGACGGCCAAGGACTTCAAAGAGTCTGCCAAGACGGCCAGGAAAGGGAAATGACCATGCCTTTGGTGAAATCGGCCTCTCCTGCGGCCTTCCGGAAGAACGTCAAGGCTGAAATGGCGGCTGGGAAGCCTCAGAAGCAGGCGGTGGCCGTCGCCTACTCGGTCAAGCGCGAGGCTCAGAAGTCGCCTTCCAAGGGCAAAAAATGAGCAAAAAGGACGTTCTGGAGACGATGCGCCATCGGTTGCAGATGGCGTTGAGTGCTTACAGCGACAGCCGGGAAGATGAGTTGGATGACCTGCGTTTCATGGCAGGAAGCCCGGACAATCAGTACCAGTGGCCGGCTGATGTGCTGGCTACGAGGGGCTCGATCCAAGGTCAGACCATCAATGCGCGGCCGTGCCTGACGATCAACAAGCTGCCGCAGCACGTTCGTCAGGTTACGAACGATCAGCGCCAGAATCGGCCTGCCGGGAAGGTCATTCCGGTCGATTCGCAGGCCGATCCCGAGATGGCCGAGATTTTCGAGGGGATGGTCCGGCATATCGAGTACATCAGCGATGCTGATGTGGCGTATGACACGGCCTGCGACAACCAGGTCACGTTTGGCGAGGGCTACATCCGCATTCTGACCGAGTATTGCGACGAGAACACGTTCGATCAGGACATCAAGATTGGGCGGGTGCGCAATTCGTTCAGCGTGTACATGGACCCGACGATTCAAGACCCGTGTGGGGCGGATGCCAAATGGTGTTTCATCACCGAGGACATCTCCAGGGATGAGTACGGGCGGCTTTTCCCGGATGCTGCGCCGATCACGACGATTCAGGCGCAGGGGGTGGGTGATCAGTCGTTGGCCATGTGGTTCAACGAGACGCTGATCCGGATTGCCGAGTATTTCTACATCGAGGAGTCGCTTCAGACGCTGAATATGTACCCTGGTGGGGTGACAGCGTTTCAGGGTTCGCCCGAGGCCAAGCAGTTGGAGATGATGGGCTTGCAGCCGGTGCGGACCCGCAGGGCCAACCGCAAGCAGGTCAAGTGGATCAAGACCAACGGGTACGAGATCCTTGAGGAGAGCGACTGGGCGGGCAAGCATATCCCGGTCGTGAGGGTGATTGGCAACGAGTTTGAGATTGACGGGCGGGTGTACGTCTCGGGCCTTGTGCGCAATGCCAAGGATGCGCAGCGGATGTACAACTACTGGGTGAGCCAAGAGGCCGAGATGCTGGCTCTTGCGCCCAAAGCGCCGTTTATCGGGTATGGCGGGCAGTTTGAGGGCTATGAGCATCAGTGGAAGACCGCCAACACGACCAACTGGCCGTATCTGGAGGTCAACCCGGATGTGACGGATGGGAACGGATCGACGTTGCCGTTACCGCAGCGGGCGATGCCCCCGATGGCCCAGCAGGGTTTGATTGCGGCCAAGATGGGTGCGGCCGACGACATCAAGGCCACGACGGGTCAGTATGACTCCAGCATTGGCGCGACTAGCAACGAGCGGTCGGGCAAGGCGATTCTGGCGAGGGAGCGGCAGGGTGATACGGGGACGTATCACTTCGTGGACAACCTGGCGCGGGCGGTGCGGTATGTGACGCGACAGATTGTGGACCTGATCCCCAAGATCTATGACACGCAGCGGGTGGCGCGAATCATTGGTCTGGACGGGGAGACCAAGATGGTCCAGATTGACCCGAACCAGCCGATGCCGGTGCGCAAGATCCAAGATCAGAGTGGGGTGGTGGTTCAGAAGATCTACAACCCGAGCGTTGGCAAGTATGACGTACGGGTCACGACGGGTCCGAACTACATGACCAAGCGCCAGGAGTCGATGGAGGCGATGGCGCAGATTCTTCAGGGCAATCCGAACCTGTGGGCGGTGGCGGGCGATCTGTTCGTCAAGAACATGGATTGGCCTGGTGCGCAGGAGATGGCTGCGCGACTGGCGCGGACCATTGATCCCAAGCTGCTGGAGGATGAGGACGACTCGCCGGCCTTGCAGGCTGCGAACCAGCAGATTCAGGCGATGGGTCAGGAGATGAACCAGTTGCATCAAATGCTGATGCAGGTCAATCAGTCGATGGAAGCCCAAGAGTTGCGCATCAAGGAGTATGATGCGGAAACCAAGCGCATCGCTACGGTTCAGAAGGCCATGCAGCCTGAGCAGGTGCAGGAAATTGTGATTCAGACGCTGCGCGATGTGATGAGTGTTGGCGACATGGCCATTGGAGCGCAACGCAATGTCGTGTGAGAACTTTGTCGGGATGTTGTTCTTGGCGAGGGATGTGACGCACAGCGTCCATCTGAACACCCGGTCCTTTGCCAAGCACAAGGCGCTCAATGAGTTCTACGACGCGATTGTGGATCTGGCCGACTCGTTTGCCGAGGCGTATCAGGGCCGGCACGGGCTGATTGGCCCGATCACGCTGATGAGCGCCAAGAAGACGGGCAACGTCATTGAGTTCCTTGAGGATCAACTCAAGGACATTGAGGGGATGCGCTACGAGTGCTGTGACAAGTCGGACACGCCGCTCCAGAACATCATCGATGAGATCGTGGCGCTGTATCTGAGCACGCTGTACAAGCTCAAGTTTCTGGCTTAGGAGGCGTTATGAGGGTCAGTGGGGCAGTACCGGAAAGTGTTGTTGTTGCGTATGAGGACGGGCAAAACAAGCCTGTCGATGTCAACGAAACGAACGGACTGCCCGTCTCTGACAGCGATGTGCAGTTTTTGCTGCTGCGCCTGCTGAACTACCTCAATGCCCCGTATGGCTATGACAAGTCGCTGGGCCGGTATCGCAACACGGTGGTTGTTGAAAGCGGCACGGTTACGACGGTCGGCACGGTTACGACGGTCGCCGGGGTCACGACGGTCACCAACCTGAGCCAGGTTGACACGCTGCAAGGGCGGCTGTTGGTGCTCGGCCAGAACCTCGCGGCGTGGCAGTCGTCGGTCCGCTCGCGCATCACTTGAGGCTAGGGTATGCCGAACACCTTCAAAAAGGTCATTGACCGGTTGATGTGGGCGCAGGTTGCGCCTGCACCCAACGCGCACGCGGCGGCGGCTTGCCTTGCGTCGGATCTGCGCTCTGACCTGTCGCGCAACCCGTTTGTGTACCAGTTGGTCAGCAACACGGTGCTGAACCGCTACAACATTGTCACGAAGGCGTGGAACTTCGTGCAATCGCCCGCGCTGGCCGGCACGTTTGCTGCTGGGGCGGCGATGGCGTTTGCCCCGAGCCTTGGCCTGACGGGCACTATCGCGGCGGGTGCTACGACGACCAGCGTCACGCTGACCACGGCGCTGCCCATTGCCGTCGGCCTCAACATGCTCGCCAACCGTGGCGGATCGGGCGAGTACGGCTTCAAATTGCGGATTATCGACACCGTGGCCGGCAGGACGGCCGAGCGGTACATTGTCGGCAACACGGCCGGCACGACGCCGACGATCAATGTGCTGTCGTCCTTTGGCTTTACGCCGAGCACGGGCGCACGGTACGAAATCATTGCCGGCCGGGTGTTTATGCTGGGCGCTGGAGTCTTGGCCGCAAACATCTGGCGCTCGCTTGAGGTGGCGAGCAACACGCTTTCCACCGGGCTTTCGACGACCAACCTGCCGGCCACCATCGCCACCGATTCGTCGATTCTGGTGCTGGATGAGCAGTTCACGCCTTACGACTGCTCTCCCGGCGACGGGATGATCAAAGGTGCGTACAACTACGACACGGGCATTGTGTCGCGGTTTGCGCTGTCCGCCACAGCTTCGGGCGCCTCGACCCTGACCGGGCAAGCCACGCTGGGTGATGCGGTGGTGGCCGCGAACGAGTACAGGAACTTCCAGATTCGGATCGTTGAGGACACGACCACGCCCGCGTCGGTGGGGCAGCGCCGCATCATCGCCAGCCACACGGCCGGACCCAGCCCGGTCTACACCTTGGGGACCGCCTGGACGACGCAGCCGTCGGCAACGGCTCGATACGTCATCGAACTGCCTAACCTGATGTTGGTGCGATCAAGCGCCACGACGACGGTCTACACCTACAACTACGGCGATGCCACGATCAACAATGGCACCAACAGCATTGCGTCTGCTGCTTGGAGCACGACGTATTTTGGTGTCGCGCCGGCCGCAAATGCGTTGGGTGGGATGTGGGCTCCGAGTTTCGGCATCGAACCCGACCCGGCCCGCAACGCCCGACACAGCTTCAACTACTTCTTCCGTGGTGGTGCGACGACGCTGGATGTGCTGGACATCGCCGGCTCGATCACCGGCACCTGGACTGGCGCGATCACTTACGACGGCGCGGTCGCGCTGACTACCGGCACCAGTGGATGCTATTCGCCTTTCGAGAACGAGGGGCGGATGTTCTACATGAACATCTATGTTGCTTCGGCGGTGAACCAGATGTATCGGTTTGACGTTGAGAACCGGGTGTTGTCGCCGTTCACGCCGACGGACTGGATTCAGGCGGGCGTTGCTGCGAGTGGCAACCGAATGGCAGCGTATGCTGCAATAGACGGCAACGACACTTATGATGTGGTGCTGTTGCAGGCTCATCTTTCCACGATTGCCCAAGAAATGGTGGTCTTGGTATGACGCTCATGGATCTGCTTCGGTTGGCCCAGGCCAGGCTTTCGTTCCTGAATGGGCAGCGTTCAGACGCGGTTGCGAAGGGCGATGCTGACGCGATCCAGAGGTTGGACGTAGAGATTGGCGACACGCAAAGCACAATCGTTGCGCTGCAATCGATAACTTGAAGGGTTGAATCATGTCTTTGCCTCTCAAAGCAATCACCAGTCGTCTGGGCTATCAGCAGATCACCTCGCTGGCGACTGCAACGAGCCTGACGGTTCCGGCCCGCAATCTGGATGGTCTTTCTGGTGCTCCTACCCTTGCGCTGATCACGCCTGAGACGCAGGCGGTGCGCTGGCGCGATGATGATGTGGACCCGACTTCCACGGTGGGGATGCCGCTTGCTGCGGGTGTGACGCTGCAATACGACGGCGATTTGACCAAGATCCGATTCATTGAGCAGACGGCTGGCGCCAGGCTCAATGTGACGTACTACGCTTGAGGTAGACCATGAACGTCTCCAACGACCAACCCGGCATGGACTATGTGTCGTACTTCACGACGCAGTTGCCCAAGGATCTTGCGGCAATGGCGGCGCTGAAGGATGAGCTTGCCAAGCGGCAAGGGGCGATGAGCGCGGTTGAGAGCACGCTGAAGGACCGCGAGGCAGCGGCGGCTGAGCTTGCTGCGGCCAAGGAAGAGCGTGCGGCAGCGGCGATTGACTCTCAGAAACTGCGAGCCGAGGCCCGGACGGCGGCGCAGGTTGCGAAGTCAAGTGCGGAAGCGGTGAAGGCTTCGCAGGAGCGGTTTGAGGCGGAAGCGGCCAAGCGCGAGGCGGCGATGAATGCGCGTGATGCGGTGCTGAAGTCGCGGGAGGCTGCGATGGTGGACCGCGAGGCGCGGCTTGAGCAAAGCGAGAAGCAAGTGCAGGCCAAGCAGGCCGAGCTTGATGCGCGGGTCAAGGCGTTCCAAGACAAGGTTGCGGCGCTGAAAGCGTAACGGGGACCGGCATGGCCAACGTCAAGATATCCGAACTGAACAATGCAACGCTGCCCCTGACGGGCACGGAGGAGGTTCCTCTTGTTCAGGGGGGGATAACCAAGAAGACGCCGGCTTCGTCGCTTGCGCCTTATCCTGGCGCTGGCATCCCTGTCTCAACGGGTACAGCGTGGGATACGTCCAAGGCTTCGCCTGCGGGTGCGATTGTTGGCACGACGGACACGCAGACGCTGACCAACAAGACGCTGCAAGCGCCAAACATTACCAGTGGCCTGACGCTTTCGGGCGCGGCCGGAACGTCTGGTCAGGTGCTGACCTCGCAGGGTGCTGGTGTTGCGCCTGTGTGGGGAGCGGCTGGTAGTGCCAATCTCCAAGTTTTCACCAGCAGCGGCACATGGAACAAGCCGGCCGGCGCTCAGTTCGTCATGGTGGAGCTTTGGGGCGCGGGCGGCGGCGGGGGGAGTGGGAACAGGTTTGCGAGCGGAGTCAGTAAGTCAGGCGCCGGCGGGGGCGGAGGCGGTGCTCGCGTCGTGCAGATGTTCCGCGCTTCGGATCTTGCTGCGTCCTACACCGTCACTATCGGCGCTGGCGGCACGGGCGGGGCTGCGGTTACGACCAATGACACGAACGGCGCAAGCGGTACGAACGGTGGCAACACGACCTTCGGCAGCGTGATGACCGCATATGGTGGTGGTGGAGGCCGAGGAGGCCTGAGCGACGGTGCAGGCGGCGGGGGCGGGGGTAGCGGCTCCGCTGGTTTTGGGGGAGGAACATTCAACGACGGCGGATCCCCCTCCTCTTCTGCATTTGGCGTTTCAGCGTTTGGTTATGAAAATTCAGTTGGCGGGGGCGGCGCAGCCTGCCGTGGGGCAGTTCAAGGCGGCCAAGCGGAATGGGGCGGTGGCGCAGGCGGAGGTAGTGCAGGTAGCGGATCTAGCGGTAACACCGGAGGAAGTTCCATTTTTGGCGGTGCGGGTGGTGGGGCTGGTGGAGGAATTGCATCAAGTCCGGCCAACACCAACGGCGGCGCAGGCGGTGCGACAAACTCCTACAGCGCAGGCGGCGGCGGAGCAGGTGGCGCGGCAGGAGCAAACGGAACCGCAGGCACGCAAAGCGCCACAACCGGCTCAGGAAGTGGTGGTGGTGGTGGTGGGAACGGCAACGGCGTAGCGGCGGGCGCTGGCGCAGCAGGCGGCGCAGGCGGCGGTGGCGGTGGCGGTGGCGGCGCAAGCCTCAACGGCTTCAACAGCGGCGCAGGCGGCCCCGGCGGCGCAGGCTACGCTCGCATCTACTCGTGGTGAGCGACATGAGACACGCAATCGTTCAAGGCGGAATCGTCGTCAACGTGGTGCTGGCCGAGCCTGAGTTCGCGGCCGAGCAGGGATGGGTGCTTGCGCCCGACGAGGTATCGACCGGGTGGCTCTACGACGGGTCATCCTTCAGCCCGCCGCCGCCC